GCTTCAGAGGCCGCGACAGAGAGCGGGTTTGCAGCAGAAACCGGATCGTGGTCTTGCCACAGTTGGACAGATGCGCTCATGGGCTTCTCCTTACGCCGTCTTCAGTTGCGCCATGACCTGCGCGCGCTGCTTTTCCACGCCCGCGCGGCGATCCAGCACCAGGTTGTGTTGAGCGGCCAAGCGCGCCAGGTCGGCCTTGTCCATCACCGCCACCGCCTGCAGCGGGACGGCATCGAGCGCTTCGTCGGTCTCGTCGCGCTGCGGCGCGGGCTGTGCCTGCTCGATCTCGGGCTCGCCGTCGTCGGTCACGTCGTCATCCGCGCGCGCCCACGTATCCGGGTGGCGCAGCAGCACCGCAGCAGCCGCGACCGGAACCGGCAGCGTTTCGCCCTGGCGCCACACCAGGCCGGTGCCGGCGACCGAATCTTCGCGCTGGGCCTTTTTGCCCACGTAGGTGATGTTCATCCGTTGCGCCATGTGCGCACCTCCAGAAAAGACAGCGGCGAGCTCGAAGGCCCGCCGCTTGGGGTTGAGACGCCTCGCGCTGCGCTTACTTCGCGCCGAGCGAGCGACCTTGGCCGATGGTGGTCACACTGCCCGCGGCAAACGTACCCGGGGCGGTGGTGACGGTGGCCACGATCCAGGTGTCTTTCTGGAACGTGATCGGCGCGAAGTTGAAGCGAGTCACGCCGGCAGCCTGGGCGAACACGCCAGCAGCGGCGAAGTAGTCATCGTCGGCATCCGCGCCATCGACCGAGGCATAGCCTACCTTGGCCGCAAACGCGGCGCCGGCGTCCATGTCGGTGTTGCGGATTTCCAGCGTCTGCAGGCGCGTGCCGGCGGGCACGAACAGCAGCTCGAGGACATCGTTTGCGGTCGGCGCGGCCGACAGGACGAGGGTTTCGTCCGCCGACACGCCGTCGCCCGCGCCCATGGCGCGCATGGCATTGGGGCCCTTGGAGAGCCCGCGGGAGTAGATTCGAGCCATCTGGCTTTCTCCTTGAATCGTGAGGATGTGCCGAGCCGGCGCGATGCCGGCCCGGTGTCAGGCGGTGCGCCTTAGAGCTTGACCACCACGTCGACCACGATGATGCCGTGGTCGGTGAGCTCTTCCAGGCCGGTGCCGTCCTTGTACTTGAAGCGCAGCTTGCCCAGCGCCGAGCACATGTCGCCGGCCATCTCGACCGAGCGCTTGAAGTTGCGCGGGTTCTGCAGCAGACGGAACGGCAGCTCGCCGCCCTCATCCCGGCCGTAGATGTGGGCCAGCGCCTGGCCGCCGAGGATGATGCAGCGCTCGACCGCGTAGCCCGCGGAGAGCGAGCCATTGACGGTGACGTTGGTCTCGGTGCCGGTGTAGCGGTTCGCAGCCTCGATCGCCTTCACGGTCTCGGACGGGAGGAAGCGGATCGCTTCGCTGATCTTCTTGACCAGGATGCCGTTCCACATGCCCACGTCACCGCGGAAGAGCGGATGGCGGTTGCTCGCGATCTCGCGCTGCGCCGCGTTGGCCTGCCACGAGCGGATGCCCGAGGCTTCAACCAGCAGCGAGTTGTAGGCGCGGCCCGAGCACAGCATGACCCACATCGGATCGTCTTCGGCGGTCACGTCGCCCGGGATCTGCACCGGCGGCAGTGTGTAGGGGCTGTCGTCGATGATGGTGCGGATCTGATCGAGGTGGGTGAGCTTCAGGGCATCGGCCGAATCCACCGAGCCGAGCTGCTGTCCGCCCTTCACCAGGTAGTTGCCATCCACGACGTAGTGGCGGTTGTAGGTCGGCGCGCGCAGCGGGTTGACCAGGATCGGCGACAGGCGGCCGGCGTCGGTCGGCAGGATCCAGCGGCGGTCATACTGCGAACCGCGCGCACCCGCCATGTGGACCAGCGACTCCTGCCAGAACAGGCGCTTGAAGTAGCCCGGCAGCTGCGCCTTGGCGAGCTTGAGCAGATCGAACTGGCTGCGCTTCTGGGCCATGGTGCCGCCCGGATCGACCACCTTGGTAGTCAGATCGACCTTGAAGCGGTCAATCGCGAAGTCGAGCTTCTCGCCTTTGCCTTCGGCGTTCTCGTCGCCCATGATGGGCTCTTCGTTCATGGCGTTGACCAGCGTCACCTGGATGTCGTCGCCGGGCTTGTTGGCGAGGTCCAGGATGTTGACGATCGGCATCGAGCGGGACGATTCGCCCTTGCCCGAGCGCTCGACTTCGGCCATGGTCGGAGCCGGGCCGGACAGCGCGGACTTGAGGCCGCCGGTGTTGAGGATGGAGGTGAAGATTGCGCTCGAGTACTGGCGAACCGCCAGATCCGAGCCCGAAGGAACGGTCGTTTGAGACATCGTTTAGCTCCTGGGTGTATTGGCTGCCAGGTACGCGTCGACCTGCTCCGGGGTCATCTTTGCGAACATGTCCGCCATCGCCGCAGCGCTGACTTGGCGGGCCTGATCGGTCGCTGAGCCGGTCGGTCCGGGCGTACCCGGTACATCGGTGAGGGAGGCCACCGCGGGCCGTGCCTGCGCCTTTTGCAGCGCCTTTTGCGCTACAGCTTTCAGGTCGGCAGTGGCTTGCTGCTTCGGTTGAGGTTGAGGCTCGGTCTTGGGCTCGGGCTTTACCGCGGTCGGCGCGTCGGGATAGATGTCGCGCACCATCTCGACCACTTTCTGAAAGCGCTCGGCTTGAGACTTCGCCGCCCAGTGGGGCGACTGCAACAGACGATCCTCGATGGCGGTCGCTTCAGCCACGAGCGCCTTGCCCGCGTCGTCCTCGAGCGTGACCCACAGCGCCAGGTCCGGCGCCTGCGCCAGCGCATCCTCGAACGCCGCTTCCGCGGTGTCGGCCACCTGCTTCACGACCGGGGCGGTCGCGCTGCGCAGCTCTTGCACCTGGGCGGTGGTCTGCTGCACGGTGGCCACGAGGTTGCGCACCAGGCCGGCGAGCTCGGGCGAGTCGTCGGCGATGGCTGCGAGCGCTTGCTCGAGGTCGCCCGCCTGTTCGGCGAGCGCGTCGGCTTGCGCCTGCTGCGCGGGCGTTGCCGCTTGCGTGCCGCCCTGCTTCACCTGGGCGCGCAGTTCATCGCGTTCGGCCTGTAGGCGCTGCAGTGCGCGCGCCATGCGGGCCATTTCCTTGTGCAGGCCGCGGTGCTTGCCGCTGTCGTCGGCTTCGGAGTCGGGCTGGCCGGACGAGTCGCCTGGTACGTCCTGTTTGCCGTCCTTCGCCGCGGGCTTCGCCTCGGGGGCGGGGGTCGCTTCGGGTTGCGGGTCTTGCGGCTCGGCTGCGCCCAGCTTGGCGAGGTATTCGTTCGCCTCGCTGGCGGTCATCGCAGCCACCTCGGCGCGCTGCGCGTCGGTGAGCGATTCGATGCGCTCGAGCAGATCATCGTCCAGTGCCGGCGCGTCGCCGAGCACTTCGTCAACATCAACAGTCATGGGGAGTTACCTCGTTGCCCTTTCACCGGCGGGCGTCGGAATGAAAAAACCCGCTCGAAGGCGGGTTCTTGGGGGTGCCGCTGATACCCCAGCGGCGCGGGAAAATTCGTGTTCGTTACTGCCACGTCACCGGCGGCGCCTCCATCGGCACAGCGGGCTCGGCGGGCATCATTTCGGGTTGCGCGGCCGGCGTCGGCTGCATCGGCATCGCGCCCTGCCCCATCTCGGCGCGGATCGCCTCGGTCTCGGCCAGCAGCTTCTCGACTTTCGCCAGTCGCTCGCGGATTGCCGCGGCCTTGTCGTCGGCCTCGAGCTTGGCGGCCTGCTGCGCGAGCTGCTGCTGCATCGCCTGCGCAGCCTGCACCTGCTGGTCGTCGCCTGCAGGCTGAATGAAGCCGGCGCGCTCCAGGTCGGCGATGATCGCCTCGCGCTGCGGGTGGTCGGTGAGCTCGATCACGTAGCGGATCGTCGCGGCCTGCACCTGCGCCGGCAGGCTGCGGGTGAGCTCCACCATCATCTGCAGCTGCTGCATGCGATAGCTGGCCGTGGTCGGAATCTGCTCGAGGGACACATCGGCATGCACCTGGCGCATGTCGTTGCCGATCGATCCGTCCGGCTGGGTCTGGTTGCACACCACCACCTGCACCTTGCCGTCCTTCTTGAACCCGATCGGGACATCGCGCGCCTCGCGCAGATCATCCAGCAGGTTCGAGAAGAGCATCAGGCCCACGCGCTGGCGTGCGGCGCGGTAGTTGTCGTTGATCTTGGCCTGGCCGGTGTTGCCTTGCTCCACGAGCGAGTTGATCGCGATGCCCGAGCCGCCCTGCTTGCCGAGCATGGCCTTATAGACGCCCGCGGCGTTCTCGATGTCGGTCGAGCGTTGCATGCGCAGATTCATCCGGTTCGGGTCGGTCTGCGCACCCGAGACGATCTCGAAGCGCGCACCGCGCCGCTGCGGGTTCAGCAGGATCTGGCTGTTCGGCAGGTTGATCTCGGCCGCCACGTCCTGCCAGGTGTTGAACGAGGTGTCGAGCGCATCGGACTCGGCGATGACGCGCTTGACCTTGGAATCGATCGCCAGGCGCTTGTCGTGCTCATTTACGTCGTCCTGCGGCCCACGCATCGCGCGCACCACCCCGTAGGGCTGACGCAGTTTGTCGGTGCGAAAGCCCCAGAACGGCGTGTAGGGGAAAAAGCCGTGCGAGTACGGGCTGGGGTAGTCGCCGATCTGGTGCGGCCCGACGTAGTGCGCCACGCGCACGCGGGTGTAGAGCGCCGGCTGCACCGAGACGCGCCCGGCGGCCACTGCGGCGACGTGTGCCTCGTTGGTCTCATCGAACGGGATGGCGCGGGCGTGCGGGCTCGATCGCATCACAAAGCCGCGCACCCAGCGCCGGTACCAGACTTCCCACAGGCACACGCGCCCGCGGTAGATGTCGCGCCACTCGACCTCTTGCATGCTGCCCCAGGTGAGCTCATCGCGCTGCGCCTGCTGCAGGCGGGTCTGCGAGACCTCGCTGATCATCGACCATTGCCACGTCGAGAAGCCGCCCTTGGCGACCTCGCGCAGCCACTCCTGATCGCCCGGGAACATCTGCGGCAGCACCGCACCATCGACCCAGCGCGAGCGCACCACGAAGGTGCCGTCGTCGAGCATCGGATGCTTGGCGCGCCAGTCCCACGCGATCTCGTCGCGATGCACATGCGCCACGCGGTGCGGGTACTTGACCGCATCGAGCTCGTGCCCGGTTTCGGTCCAGCCGATCCCGGCGACGATCTGCGAGTCGTAGGCCTCGCTGATCGCCTCGTCGGCCCCCGACTTCACCTGCGCGTCCTTGAGTTCCGCGTTCAGCGCTTGATTCAGCGGCTCGGGCAGCGGCCGCGCCAGGTTGCCCGAGGACACGCGCCAGTCGGTGCGACTCTTGGCCTCCATGCCGGCCAGCAGGTTGATGACCGGCGCGATCAGGTTCGTGGGTTGCGTCGAGACCTTGAAGTCTTCCAGCGCCCGGATCTGCTCGGCGGTGAATTGCGCGCCTTCGCGATACGCGGCGTCCGTGTCGGCTTCATAGCGCCAATCGGGCTGCTCGCGCACATCCATGAGGATCTTGCCGAGTTCGGCCGCGCTCATCTTGCCGTCTGCGGGAGCGATCGCGCTGGCAATATCCTCGAGCGCCTCGTCCGGGGCGGACAGGGTTGCAGTGATCGCGGTCATAGGTCGGGGCTCAGAATGCGGAAACGGGTCGAACGCGGCTGGCGGTCTTCTGAATCGCAAGAGGTGACTCGACCAGCGCGAGCGCGAACGCGTCGCCCAGGTCGGGCGAGCGGCCGATGCGCTTGATCAGGTCTTCTTTTCGTTCCACTGCAATCCCTTCCTTTCTCACGTCGTACCGCGGCGCGCACAAGTCGGCCTTCAGGGTTTTGTCAGGCGGCAGCGCAATGCGTCGGCCGTTGTCTGGGTCAAGCGCTTCGCGGATGCGCCACCACAGTTCAGAGCGCCGATTCACGAACTTGAACTGCCCGGTCTTATCGAAGTCGGTCGCGCCTGATGCGCCGTTCATCGGGATCGCGTTGATCCCTTGCTGCAGCGCGAAGTCATAGACGCTTGAGCCCGGCCCGATTACGTCGATGTGCGCCGGAGCGCCGTTTCGCAGCAGCCCCACCATCAAGCCGACAACCGAAGGGCCGTTTGGCGTCTCGCTGCCCGCCTTCACAACCGGCTCGGCAAACCAGTCGCCGTACCGTCGTGCGATGCACGTCTTGTCCCGGCCGCCGCGGGCCACGTCGACGCCCATCGAGTGCAGGACACCAGGGTCCGGGTCCGGCTTCCATCTCGCCTGCGCCGCCTCCACCCAGGCGGTCGGTATTACCTGCCACGGGTCATCCTCGACGCCGGCAAGGAAGTCGCCGCGCAGCATCTGCGACCGCAGCGGCTCGGGCAGCGCCTGCAGCGTCGCCATGTAGCCCGTACCCAGCAGGTGCGGATTGTCCGTGATGCGCGACGGAATGAATGTGCGCGCAAGCGGCTTGATGATCTCGTCGGGCTTGTGCGCCGCCGGGTCGAAGTCATAGGCCGGCTGGCCGTCCTCCATCACAAACGGCCGCCCATCGGCCACCCACAAGTCGCGCCCGTTTGGATGCGCCGCATCAGCCGGGAGCGACGCCGCATAGCGAAGCTCGCCGGGTTCAGCCGGATTGCCGAAGTTCGGATCAAGCCACGGCGCAAAGAAATCCACCACCCAGCGCCCCTCGGCGTTGGTCGGCGGGTTGAAGGTCAGCAGTGCCTGGCACTTCTGCCCTGGCACGGTTGTCCGCAGCCAGCCCAGCAGAAACCGCACCTGCTGTGCGAGGAAGTTCGTGGCTTCGTCGAACACCAGCAGATCGTGCGGCCGGCCCTGGTACTTGCGCTCGTCGCCCGGGTTCGGGACGGCGCCGAACTCGATCTGCAGCCCACGGTCAGGCAGGCGCCAGATGTTTTGCTGGCCGTTAAACCCGTCCTTGCTGCCGATCAACTCCTCGAGGCGGTCAATCACGCCGGTAAGCTCGGTGCCCACGCGACGCAGGATCATCGACTTGCGGTGTTGCGTGAGCGCCTTTCCGCATGCAAGGTCCGTCTTGCCGCCACCTGCCGCCCCGCCATAGCCGATGATGTCGGCCTCGGAGCTGTACGCCATCGACTGCGGCCCAGGTAGCGGAACCCACACATCAACCGACAGAAGCGCATCCAACTCGGCGCGCTCATCGTCGGTCAAGTGCTCAAACAATGCCGGGTCCATCGCCCTTTGCGCCTGCCGCCTTGCGCCGCTGCTCGGCCTGCTCGATGAGCATCTTGACGCGGTTTGCGCGCTCGATCGGACTCAGCGACTTCACTTCGAGCGGTCCGCCATCCTTGCCGGTCAGTTCGACCTTTTCCTTGAACATGTTGAGGTGTCGCGCCACGTCGCGCAGCGCGGCGACCTGATCGTTCAGCTTCACCTCGAAGCCTTCCTTGGTCTGCTTCACGCCCGCATAGAGCGCAAGCGCCGCCGGCGACACGTCCCGCGTGTCGTTCGCGAAGACCTCGCCGAAGCCTTCGCCTTGGCACTTCGGGCACTTCGGGTGCGGGCGCAGCGTGCGATCAAACCCGTAGCCGCCTTCGTCAGAGGGAAGATTCGCAGCGCGATCCTCTTCTTCGGCCTGGCGCAGTTCGTGCGCCATCGCGCGTTCGTACTCGGCGGCATCGACCCACTGGTAAGCGTGATCCTTGCCGAAGCAGTGCCGGCAGCACACGCGGCGGAACTGCACCAACTCGTTCGGGTTCGCGGTCGCGATCTCCCAATACCGTCGCAGCACCATGTCCTGCGTGATCTCGGTGCGCTCGGTGCGCGCCTTCATTTCCTGCTCGATTGCGGCTGCGATATACGGTTTCGTCAGGTTTTCATACCCAATCGCATTTGCGCGGTGCGCGCTATAGCCGGCTCGAATCGCGGCTTGCGTTGCGTTCAGATCGATGAGGTACTCATCGACGAAACGCTGCTGTTTCGGCGTGAGTTTCATCTGCGCTCCAGGTTGTTCGCTCTCCTGCTACGGGATCACATCGCCATCGCGGCGCCTGAGCCGCCCTCGGCTCGCCGGCAATTCGCCCTTCCGGCACAGATGCAGATCACCTCCTTGGCGGGGCGTCGCGATCTCGGGCGCCTCGCACGCGCCAGGCTGTTCCAGAACCAGTTGATCGATGATCGGCACGCGCAAGGCAGAAACGACAAAGCCCGCTTGCGCGGGCTCTGGACGGACTGACTTGAAAGTGCCTGAATCGTACCAGTGGTGTTACGGGGAGCGCAAGCCTCAAATGCGCACTATCCGCGCCTTTCCGCCCTGGATCACCCGCACCGTATCCTCCCGCGCCGACACCGCAAGCAGGCCTTTGCGCAGCAGCACGTCGTACAGCCGTTCCTCACCGCGCTGGCGGATCAGGTCGAACACACCCATCACCTCGCGCACGATGTCCCGGCCTCGGCGCGTGTTGGCGTCGCCACAGTCCTCGCGGGCGATCGTGCGATAGCCCGTCGTCGGCAGCTTCTGCGCCCGCATACAGGCGAGCTCCACCGCCCTGCCCCCGTAGCCGTGCCCGAGCTCATGCCGGATCACCTCGGCCATATCCTCGGCGCCCAGCGCCAGGTCGGAGCGTGGCCACGGCGCATGCGCGAGCAGTAACGCCATGCTCTGATCGCGCGGCAGTTGCAGCATGTCGCGGACGATGATCGCCGCCTGGCCGCGCACCTCGAGCATGGTGAGCTCGCCGTAGTCGTTCCCGCCCCCTTGCAGCAGCAGACAGCGGTGCGCATCGCGCGAGACCGTCTGCAGTGCCCACCGGAGCGCATCGCCGACGCCGTGGAATCCTCGATCCAGTTTCCCGCTCATGCCTTCCTCTCCTTCGGTGCGTTCTTGTGTCGCCAGTGTTCGCAGCGCGTGCCCATTTCCTTGCCCTTGTCGCAGGCCTGCAGTTGCTTGCCGTGGATGTCCCATGCCTTGATCCAGCAGCAGTTCGTGCAGTCTTCGCCGCGGCGCATCAGCACCTCGAGCGGATCGCGGGTCTGCCAGCGCTCCCAGTCGCTCATGCGCGGGCCCCCTCGAACAGATCCGGCGTCCTGTCATCGCGCTCTGCCCTGCTGCGCACGTCGCACACCGCATGCCGCGCCGATGGCGGCGCCAGCAGCCCGAGCGAGCGCGCGCACACCGGGCCGAAGCACAGCCGGCCGATGCGGGCGGCTGGGTGCTTCAAGGGGCGGCGGCAGTGGGCACAGATCATGCGACGCTCCATCTCACGGAAAGCCCGCCGCCTTCGATGGGCTCGCCGATCTCGGCGGTCAGCTTCACCACCTGGCGGTCGTCCTCGTAGGCGATGCCGATCAGCGCGTCGAGCGCGACCTTGATGCAGTTGTCCAGATCAAGGCGAACCTTGCTGGCTTCGCCGCGCTTGGTGAGCTTTGGGCGCAGCACGAGCGACACGGACACACCGCGATCGAGGACGGGCTGCACGCCGGCCGCGACAGCCGCCTCGAGCACGCTGCGCCGGTAGGCGCTGGCCTCGGCGCTGCGCACGGTGCGGTTGCGGAAGG